TGTTTTCCAATCGCTTTCTTTTAATACACGTTTAAAAATTGGTGGACGGCCTTTACCTTCCCAAAGGGCCTTTTCTTTTTTACCTAATTTTTTCTTTAAATTATACATTAGTGATTTTTTACCAATGTATTTTTTACCTGTAGGTGTGTGGGTTGTTTGATAAATAAAGCCGAACGCTCCTTCAGGGAGGTCGGCTATATCATTAATTTCTTTTTTATTATATAACCATTTCATATTTTATTGTTTTTATTTAGAATACAATTGGGAAAGAAGACCAATTTCCTTTTTTAGGGGGACCATACCAACTGTCTATTCCGGGACCCAAATGAAGTTGTAATGTGTTGGCAGAAGGATTATTGTTATAAGAAAAACCATCACTGGGGGCACCGGGTAGTGAGCTATAATCGGTTAGAGGATCATCACCACCTGCGTAAATAATAGGATCATCAAATGCCCCCAAGGGGAAATAATCTCCATTACTATTACCAGTTGGATCATACCATGTAGCTAAATCTGGATGACCATCATCTGTGTTTTTAATTATTTGCATACCTTTAGAAAAACCTTTTGTGTAACCCACCATTTTTATTCCATTTGATGTTGGGATATCCTCCTCTACAACATGGGGGACGAAATAATTAGTTTGGTTTGTTTGGTAATTATAAGTATTGGTTATATCTACATGAGAAAAACCAAAAAAATCACTCATTTTATAAGGACCATTTACAAATTTACCCGTAGAAGTTGTGTCAGTTGCATCAATTTTACTATGTACTATACTGTCATTTGGATCTTGACCCTCTGTTTGGGTGTCTATGTAATCTATATTTGCTTGGGGATGACCCTGGCTAAGTCCTGTGGTTCCTGGTGCTGTTGTTAATGAACGAGCTTGTTTCCACCTTTTTTGGAGGCTATTATTTTCCATTCCATTACCAAAGTGGGGAAATGTTTCAGAAACACCCCCACCATTAGGCATAATACTGTGATGTACAGATGTATATGTTTTACCATCAATAGTAGCTAACATAGAAGTTATAAATTGGGTATAACGAATTTGACGATGTTCAAAAGTGTTAAGATTATTTAAATAATTTATTTCCGCCATTAGTTATTATTTTAAATTATTAAATTGTCTTTTTAAATCGTCAATTTGTGTTTGTTGGTCTTTTATTCCTTCAATTAATAATGAAACTATTTTATCATATTTAACTCCTTTATAACCACCTTCTCTATCTTTAACTAATGATGGTAATACATCTTCAATTTCTTGTGCTATAACACCTACATCATTTCCTTTATAGGTAGATTGGTTGTCATTCCAATCAAATGTGTATCCCCCTATTTGTTTAATTTTTTCAATAGGATTTGTAATTGGTTTAATGTTGTCTTTTAAACGTCTGTCAGATGCCATATAAGCAATGACATCTGCTGTGGCTGCCATATCACCCTGTACTTCCAACTTATATGTTTGGGGTATTCTGCCTATTCCTACTTTACCATCATCATTAATTTGTAATCTAACACTATTATCTGTTAAAAGTTGTAAATCATTACCCTTGACACCAATACTTATTATTTTTGTAGTTAAACCATCTTTAAATTGTATACCCATTCCTGTAGTTGTAGAAGTGTTTTCAAATAATGCGGGGAATGGTGTGGCTGTTTTAACATGGAATTTATTTCCAGTGTTGTCAGCTAAACCTATAGATAAGTTGTCTGAAAAATTGACATCACCAGTTGCTTTTAAACTTCCGGTAATTTCAATATTATTAGTGGTGGCATAAAAACTTCCAGTTTCCTTAAAGATACCACCTCCACCTACACCTCCTGCACCATAACTACCAGTGTAGTGGAACTGGTCTGAACCTGAATCATATACAATTGCTAAAATTCCTGCGTGATGTGTAGGGGCTGCTGAACATGATGCATTTAAAGTACCGCTTGCACTTATATTACCTACTACTTGAAGTTTTTCTAAAGGAGTGTTTATCCCTATACCTACATTACCACCATCTAAAACTAAAGTATTATTACCTGAGGATGTTTTTATTATAAATGGAGTTTCGGTTGAGGTAGTATCTGATATTAAAAATGTATCATCTGTGTTAATACCTACTGCATATTGTTGGGCATCATTTAAGAAATTTAATTTTGCATAACCATCTGTTTTGTCAGTTTCTATATAAGAATTTATATCTTCTGATGCATGTTTTAAATGTAATGTTCCTAGGGGGGCGATAGTTCCAATACCTACTCTTCCACTTGCTGAAATGAATAATTTAGTACTAGTAGTTGCAACTGAATCTACACCCATACTTGTTAAGAACTTTATATTTCCTTTTGTTGGATTATTCCCCCCATATGCACCTATAGTTAAATTATCATTCCAATGTAATATTTCATTAGTATCCATTGCTAAATGACCGAATGAATTTGATCCTGTGATTAAAATAGAAGAACTTATAGATTGAGATTGGTGGTGGGAAGTAGTACCCATTGTTAAACTATTAGATACAGTTAACCCTCCCCCTAATTTTCCTTGGGGTGATGAAGTAGTACCTATGTTAACACTATTTAAAAAGTTTGTATTAGTTGATGTAAATTGTACAGTAGCACCCGATATATAAAGAGAACCAGTCATTCTGTGATTATCTTCAGATGCTGAATCACCAAAAGTAACACTACCTGATGTTGTTATATTATCGATTGACCCAAAGGCTAGTGTACTTATTGTGTATGAGGATGCTTCTACATTACCACCAACATATACATCTCCTGAAGCTGATAATGTACCCGATATAATTAAAGAGGATGTTAATCTTTGGATTGTATCTAGGGGTTCATGTAAATTTAAAGATGAGGATATTAAATCAGAAAAATCTTCTCCCGTAGGGACATCATCATTTTCAAATTTTCCTATTAAGTGTGATTTATTTCTATTAGCCATTGTATGTTAATATTTTAATTATACATATTAAGTATCCCATCTTACAACAAGTGTAGTGTCGGTTTCGTCTGAAGTTCTTAAAGGTTGACCTAATTTACCTACAGCTAATAATTCGTGATTATCATTATATAAACCTATAGTTGTAATATAGGGTTTAAAGAGAGAACCTGTAGTAAAATCAGCTTGTTCAGATGATAAAGGAGATGGTATTTTACGTGCTGTGTTATTATTAGTATGGTTGAATTCATGTTCATTTATAGTACATTGATATTCATATTCATATATTAAATGAGAGCCTTGAAATTTAAGTTGATTAATACCATAAAACGAAAAAGAGTTTTCAACTCCCCCTACTATAAATCTACTATTAAAATTAGGATCTACTAAATTAGGATTTACAATAACTGAACCTATCCCCCCCAATATATTTCTGGATAAAATAGGTAATTTATCGGGGTGGGTAATTGTTATTATCCCATTGGGGTAAAAAATATTTCCTATGTAAGGTGAACCATTACTACTTTTATAATGATTTTCTATTTGAGTAGGAGTTAAAGTTTTATTATAGATTTTTAATTGACTAAGAGAACCACTAAAATAATTAGATTTACCCCCCTTATTACCTATATATAAGTTAGCATTATTTTGGGTTAATTTGATATTACTAAATGAAGCTATACTTTTTTGGATTGAATTTAAATATACTTTAACATCTGATAATGAAACATTACATGTTATATGTTGAAATGATCCAGTTGTTATATTAAAAAATGTTTGTTGGGTTTTACCATTATCTGATTGTCTAAAAAATAAAGATGGAATGTCTTCTGGATCATTTTTAATATATATTTCAAAAGGGAATGATGATTCTGCGGGTACATCTATTAATTGTGATGATGAAGGTAAAGTTAGGGGAAATGCTCCTGAAGTTCCTTCTAAAGGGGGAGGTACTATAGTTTTGGTTGTAGATTTCCCCATTAAATGGACTTCATGGGTCAGATCGCTATTTTTTATATTTACCCAGAATTCTATTGAAAACTCATTATCTGAATTAAAATTAAAATTAGGATTATGGGGAGATTTAATTTCAGAATTAGTTCCATTAAAGTTAATTACAGAAAAAGTACCATCACTAGTATAAAGGCTTGAGGATGAAAATGTTAAATTTTTGTAATAAAGTTTATTATTATAGTAACTATCATCATTTTCAAAACTGTCAATAGGGGTATTATATTCAGATATTTTATTGACTAAGCTTTGTCCTTTTTTATAAAATAATGTGTTGTTAGGTTTAAAATCATTAAATATATAATTTTCTATAACATTAAGATCATATTTTTTAAATCCGTTAACGGGTCCTATATCTAATAAAATTGAATTAAAATCTGTGCAATAGTCGTCTACATTTGTTTCCTGGAATATAAGATTACCATATGTATCATCTATTATATTTTTTCCACTTGAAGAAAGACTAAAGGACCCTGGTTTAATTTTATGACCATATAAGCCTGCAGGTATAGAAAGTATATTTACTTCATCATATAGAACTCTTTTTTGTTTTAAATAATTTATACTTCCAAACTTATCATGTAATTTAGATTTATAAAATAAATGATCTAATTGAACATATTTAATATTACCACTATCAAAAAGATCTATAGAACTTGAATTGTATTTTCCCTTATAAAAATCACAATTATTAGAAATAGCAGATGCCGAATTAAACGTATATTGTTTATTAGCATTAAATGGGGTTATAGAGTAATCTTGGGATGATAATTTTTTATAAACTGACATTTAGGTGACATTTTAATAATCTAATTTAATTCTTATAAGGGCTTCTTTTGAAAATTCTTTAGCTATTGGTTGGCTTAATTTTGCTACTGCTAGTAAATTATTACTATCATCATATAATCCTACTGTGGTAATGTATACTTTGGGGTTAGATTCCATGTCACTATATAATAAATTACCATCATTATCTCTAAATGTAGGATTTGTAGTATAGTTAAATTCTAAATTTTTAATTCTAGCAAAATAATAACCCGCACTTACTTTTTCTTCACTGTCTATTGTAAAACTACTACCACTAGATATAGCATGAATTAATTTTTGGTGATTATTATCTGCATTATTTGAACTTGTAACTGGAGTTAATGCTCCTGGATCCGTAATAGATCCTGATAGATGTTGTTTTACCGCAGCGGGGTTTATAATAATAAAACCACTATCGGGGTAATATAAACCAAAAGATCCACTATTAGGGGTTTGAGTTAAAACGGAACCTGATCTAACTCCACTTGATCCACTTACCAAATTAAATTCTCTACCTACATTTTGTAATTTTTCAGAACCTGTGGTTGTTATTGAGTCATCAGTAAGATTAAGTATAATACTTGATGATTGTAATTTTAAATTTAAGGTACTAGCTTTTAGATTATGTTTATAACGAGCTCTATTTATATTAATAACATAAATATCATCCGGAACAAAACCATCAAATGAAAAATTAGTAGTACTATCACCATATACTAATTGACGATACTGATTATATATAACACTAGTAGGACTATAACCGGGAGCAGCTGAATTGAATTGAAGAGATCCTGAACCTAATTTATGCCCATAAGCTACTGAGTATTGGATACTTGAAGTAGTAGCATCATTATGTACATCTATAAAAAAAGCTCCTGAACTTGTAGGGGATGTAAAAATAGCTTGAACTGAAGAAGTAAAAACTGTTGTTAACTTATTTACATTATTAGTCCATGTAGAAGTTGTTACTTTTGTAGTTTCTTGTAACTTATCATCGTCTTGAAATGTGATCATAGTGTGTTTTTTAAGCTTTGTTAATTGTTATAGATATAGTTATTTTTGCTCCTGTATCTAATCCTTCAATAGTTGCTGTGGTTAAAATTTGATTATTGGTACCAAAGAGAGAAAGAGAATTTGTAGGTTTTAAAGTAAATGAGGGGCCTGTGGCTACTGCACTTACTGATGTGCCATCAGAATATGTGTTTGTATTTACTACATTTCCGTTAGCACCTATTAATTCAGTAAAGAATCTTCTATCTGCTATAGTTATTATATAGTTTGTTTCAGCTGTAGCTGATGTATCTGTACCTCCTATATAATTAGTAGTGGGGGTTATAGTTTGAGAAATGTTTCTAGTCATTATTATATCATTAATACCTGATATAATAGGGATTTTAGTACTATTTCTATTTAATGTAATTAATTTATGTTTCATCATATTATTTTCATCAGGAAATGCTTCTAATATAGGCATATTTTCAATTGCTTGACCTGCGAATTGAGAACCATCTGGATGGTTTATGTTGTATAATGAATAGTCAATTTCATCATCTGCTAATGCAAATTGTGTTATATTAAAATTACCTTTTGAAAGTAATTCACGGCCTTTTTTTGTTAAAATAGCATCTACTGTAATTGAGCTGTTGTCTAAATATCCCATTGTAATTGTGTTTTGTTATAAATATAATTAAATTTAAAAAATTTATAAGAATATTTCTTTTGAGGCTGCCTCTAAGTAATATTCTAAATTGTTTTTAATATTTTTATGTAAGTTTTCTGGTATTATTACATATCCTTTTTCACCAATACTATCAGGTAGTTCATTATCTGAATCTAAGTCTAGAATTAGATTAGGATTTTTTCTTAATACTGATAATTGATGACTTGAAAAAGGGTAAAAATATGAAGCACTAACTGTACGTGTTGTTGTTAGGGTTTCACCATTACCTTCACTACCACTATATATTTCATATGTGTATGTTTTAACTTCAAAAAGAGATGAAGTTAGGGTAGTTTCAAAATATCTAGATCCTTTTAATTCTGTTATTGGTATAAATCCATTATAATTATGGCCAAAGTTTCCCTCTAATTTTTCTTCTTCTTGTAAAAAAGCATCAAATCTACCCCCCACACGTTTAGAACTAGATATAAAAGAATTAGAAGAACCTGTGTTAGAATTAACATGAGGGTATGTTATTTCCATGGTTCCTATAGATTCTTGTTTATTATTAGGGATTCCGTACAGGCCATTTTCAAAAGTAACAAAAAATTGATTATTATTTTTTGCTAATTCCCAATAAATAATATCATCATATAAAGCAGTTAAGCTACTTCCTGTTGTTGGGGATTCATTATATTCTTCTATTTGAGCCATGTATTATGTTTTATAAAATTTTAGTTGTAATATTTTTAATATCGGGGTAATCATAACTATTTATAGAAGAAGGTGAAGAAGAGGATATAGGGTTTAGTTGTTTTATACTATCAATTTGAGTGTTATAATTAGATAATTCTGAGGGAAAATTAGTTACTATATTAATGGAACTAGTAAATTTAGAATGACTAATAGCAGATGTCATTCCAAATCCAAATAGTCCAAAATTACCTGTGCCTGTGCTAAATCCTTCATTTAAAGATCCTGATGCTAGATTATTAGTTAAAGATCCTTGATTATGTCTAACACCAAATCCCCCAAATACACCATCTTCTTCATTTGATGCTGTGTCTGCAGTATATGTGTAGATTTTCATAAGGGATCCTCTATTAAATTTTACATGATGGGAATCAGATAAATTATTAGGTGTATTATCTAATAGTCTTATTTTAACTTGGGAACCTTCAGGACAATTATCTATTACTATTTGATTAAAACTATTATTATCCATTTGCTCTCTAGTAATAATTTCTTCAATGGCATTTTCCCCACTTCTAACATTTGGGTTAAGAAATATAATTTTATCTATATTAACATAACTATGATTTTTAATTTCTACTAAAGCATTATCTCCATCAATGTCCGATCCTCCTTGTTGGATGTTATTTCCTACAAAAATAACAGTTGATTTTTTTTCTATAACAGGTTGGGGTCCATATGCGTATAAAATATCTTGAACATTATTAATTTTTTTAGTTCTTTTTATAGAAACCGAATCTACTTTATATAAAAATTTATTAATTTGGGTTCCTGTAAGTTTAGAGCCTTCATAGCGAGGATTTTTCCATCCTTCTAAATCTAAAAGACTATCATTAAATTCTATATTATAACTTCTTGTTACTTCAGACATTACTTAATATATTTGTTCTTTTCCGTTAATTAAATTTCTATAATACTTACTAGACATTCTACCTTTTGTTACATTTCCATTAATAGCAGGTTGCCCTACTTCAAATGTAGTGTATTTATTTAAATTTATAGTAAAATTAGTTCCTTGTTCTTGTCTTTGTTTATTACTACTAGTTGTTTGTAGTAAATTATTAGTTGAAACAATTGATGAATTATTTATAGTAGAAATATTACTATGTTCTATTTTAAATTCAAATGTTTGATATGAATTACTTAACATACTTTGATCTACACCTATTGTAGGTATTTCTCTTTTAAATTTAGTTCTTTCTAAATAATGTGGTTCAATTACTAAGCCTGTTTTTAAGTTTGCTTTCATAGGAACCCATTGTTCTATTAATTTAAATAATGTATGATCAATATATTGAATTGATTTAATATAATCCCAATAATTGTATCTTCCTTTTACTTTTTTAAAATAAATGTCTTTTATAGTGGATAAATCTTTATACATAGATGCTGATTGGGCTGATGGTAATGGTGAGCCAATGTAATCATCTAATCTGAATGAGCCTAATGTATATAGTATATCTTCATTTATTTCAGTTGTGGGGGAGAAAAATACACCTAAATCTGGGTAATCTAATGGTTGTCTGTCTAGTGTTGAAGTTTCTGATTTTAAGACAGGAGATAATATATTATTATCTATAGTACCAGTGTCAATTCTAACTTTTTCACTTGTTATTGATTTACCAACTGTGTCAGGTGTGGGTAAATGGTGGGTTTCTATTACTTCTTCCCATGTTTGGGTGGTCATACTACTTTCAACTGTTCCCAAATAATCTATATCTGAATTTGGGTGGAAACTTCCGCTGTCTCTTTTATCATTACTTCCTAAAGGTAATCGTAAAACTACATTTTTATAAGATGATGATGGTGTATTACCACTATACATGAAAGGTTCAAGGGCGTGTTTTGTAAGAGTATCATGTGAAAGTAATTCACCAAAATGATATCTTACTTCTTGAATTGAACCTGAATAACGTAATTCATCTATACCATCTGTTACTCCTGAAGGTAGACCACCTATATAACAATATGTAGCCCCCGATCTATTATTATCTGTTATACCCCAAACTTGAGATTGAACGGAATCTATAAATCTATAAGGTGTAGATGCTGTGTGTTTTCTTATGTTTTTGTTAAAATTAGATTGATAAGCCCCAAAATTAACTGGTATATAATTATCAGGGGGTAATCCATTACTATCTACCCCTATAAATATATTCCAAAAGTCACCATTAAATATAGGGAAATATTCAGTATATTTAGAAAGATTACCATTAAAACTAGTCCATTTAATTCTCCCATACTGTGTTGAATCTCCTGAGGAAGATATATCATTACCCGTATATGGTTCTAAGGTTAAATGTTGATTATAGGTTGTTGAAGGTTGGTCTGATAATAATGACCATAAATGGTAATTTTCATTTGATCTATGAGGTTTAATTCTAAATTCAACTGTTTTAGCTGGTGATGTTATATTATTTGTTAAAGATGAAGACCAATTTGTTTTTATAAAATATCCATCTGTACCTGAATCTCCTTTTAAAGCTAATCCTGACTTTTCGTAACTAAATGTTTGATATGTTGTTTTATCTGTGGTAGAACCGCCATACTCTTTGACGTTAAGTATAGTAGATGGAACACCATAGCAACTCATGAGTGCTTTAAGACCGCGTTCAGTACCTTTAGTTTTTAATAGATAAGGTGCATTATGGTATAAACGTTTCCAAATTTCTTTAGTAATATCTCCTTTAGGAATTGACCCATCATTTGATGCAGTTACTAATGTTTGGTTAGTGGGGGTATCATAAAATATGTTACCTTCTGTACCTTCACCTAAAATATATTCTATTAAATTTGAATTTTCAAATTGGTCAAATGTTTCTAATCCTAAACTTTTTAAAGAAAGATAAACTAATTCTTTTGAAATACCTTGTAAATTATGAGTATTATTAGTTTCAGTAATATGTTTTATATAAAGCCAATTTTGATCAAAATGTTGACCTATCATATTTAAAAATGAATTAAAAAAGGAATTATCAGGATTTTCAATAATATGGTTAGGAACAAGATTAGTTAAATTATCTATGTTTTGTTTATCAAATAATGAAGCTGATAATAACTGCCCCCCATAATTAGGAAAGCTATCCTTTTCATCTCCTATCCAGGTTCTTACTTGGGAAGATGAAATAGAAAATAAAGGATAAGGGGATATATTACTAGATTTTGGCCACGAAGCAAATGAACCTGAATTACGGTAAAGAAATCTTTCATAACCATCAAAACCTTTTATTAAATTAGTTTTTTTAAGATTAATATCTTCCTTATTATTTAGAATATGAATCGATGATGTAATTCCTGTAATTGAATTTATATTAGTAATTTGAGAATCATATAATTCTATTAATTTAATTTTATATTCGAAATTTTTTAATCGTTCTACAGCACTACCAAAATGTACAAAATTACTAAAATGGTAAGTTGATTTATCTATTAAAGCTGTGTGACTAGATGAGATAGGGGGGATATAATCATATATTATATTAGGTATTTCCTTTCTTTCTAATTGGTTTAAAAGATTTTGATAAGATGATGTTAGACTATATTCTAATAATTGATCATAATTTTTATATCCTGAAGGTACACTATTATTTAATCTAACATCTATTTTAAAATTAGGACCATTTAAATTTATACTGTCATCTGTAAAATTTACTCCTCCTAAATCAATATCAATAATAATTGAATCCGATATGTCAGTTACTATATTAAAATTATTATTTAATGATAGTTCATTAGGTAAGGGTTGGGCTAATTTAATTAATATCTCATGTTTATTGGGGGTTTTGTTTAATATTAAATTAACACCCGGGATATTTTGATTTTGACCAAAATTTAAAATAAAATCGGTAAAAGAAATTGAACTTTCTATTTCATTTATAAACCCTTGAATTGCATTATCAAATTCAGGGTTATTAATATTCCCCGCAATTACTCTAAGTTCAGTTCTTGAGGGTGAAATTTCTTTTAAAGTAAATATTTTAGATAAAGTATTAAATATTTTTTTACGTTGTGTATTAAATATTAATTTATATTTACCTGAAAGATACCCGTTAGTATTTAATATTTGTACTGGATCTATATTAATTTCTTTGGGAGTAGGTTGGGTGTAACTTGTAAAATTATTTACTGAAGATAATAATTGATTACTTTGGTTAAATATATGTAATTCTACATAATCTTGTGGTAAACCAAAATCAAAACTTAATGTTTTCTTTACTACAGAATTATTAAGGTTTAATCTTTGTTGTGTTGATATGTTTTGTACTTTAGCCATTAATTAAATAATTTATTGTCCTTGTCCCATATTTGATGGGCCTCCTAAATTTCCATTATAAGGTGATAATTCACCATCTTCTAAATTAATTCCGGGAAAGAATTCTATAAAATTATTATCACTCCATTTTCCTTCAAATTCACTTCTTTCTGTTTTATTAACGGGGTTATTAACAGCTGTTTTAATATCTGTTATAATATCATAAGTATTTATATTTGCATCTTTTAATAACATCCACATTCTTCTATATCTTACTATTGTATCTCTAATAGCATCTAATTTATTATATGGTTGGATAATTTTTTGTGTAAGGTTATTAATGTAAGATACTTGTTTTTGATTAGTTCCTAAAAGTTGATCTAATAATATTTGTCCATTAGTTCTCTCTTCTTCAGTATAACCATATTTTATATCCCTTGAATATTCATTTCTTAATATTTCTATTTGTTTTTCTTGTCTCCAAGCATTTTTAATAGCATCTTTTATAATTAAAACTCCTTCATTAAGAAGTTTTTCTCGATTAAATTGCCCCCCACCACTATTAAGATATTGTTCCCACCAAGAATTATTTGTTATATTATCTATTGATACTTGGTTTTGTTGAGTTATATTTTCTTCTAATCTTCGTTCTGCATTTTTAGCTCCTGGATAAGCTATATCTTCTATATCTAAGTAAGGTCCTTTATTTAAACTACTTATAATGGATTTGGGGACAGCTAAAACTATATCGTTATAATTTGTAGATACTGAAAATCCTAAAGAGGCTTTTAATGCTAAGAAAACATCATCATTATAATCACCTACTAATTTTCTTGCTAAACCATTTTCCATATAATGGATATTATACCCATGGGGGGACCCATCAGTATCCATAGGTGCTAATATAGTTCCATTGGAATAGAATGGGTTTTCATTTTCAGTTTCATTAAATTGTTCTGTAAGTCTTATTATTTCTTCTCTAAGTGAATCTACTTCTACCTGGAGTGGATTTTGATAATTATTTACATAATTTTGACTTTTATCTATTAAAGTAGTATGAGATTGTTCTCCAGTTTGGGGTATATTATAAAATAATTCATCATACATAGAAAAAAATCTATTAATATTTATAGGATCTTTTGTCTTAAATAATTCTGTAAAAGATCTGTCAATAAATTCATTAGCTGATTGAGCTCCATAAACTATTTTAGATGTTTTTATATTTTCTTCAGCCATTATCTAATTACTTTAAAATGGTAATTATTATCATATATTTCTATACCATCATTATTTATATGTTTAAATAAAATACGATAATATCTTTCGGGTTGTAATCCATTCATATATAATTTAAAAAACATACCTTCACTATCTGCACTTAATTTAGTATAATCATTATCAAATGGAATTACTACTTCTTCTGTGTGGGCATCTCTAATACTATAGTAGGATGATGTTGTAAAATATCCAGGATTTAGATAATTAGATGAAGATGTGAACTGTCGTGTGGGGTATTTGTCTCTTACATTTAATCTAATTAGAGCTTCATCATTTTGGTTGTATTCATTTTTATTTCTATATAGAGAAACATTTAATTCCCCTTTATTTTTAGATAAAGATTGAGAATCATGTCTACTATCGTCCCATTTAAAAGTTAATTTAGGTGGGTAAATTGTGTGGGTATCTACTGAGAAATATTGTAAATCTCCATAATTAGCGGTAGTGTTTTCTTCAATAAAATCTGAATTTTTTATTAAGAAACCTTGATTAGCTATACCTATTGGATAAAGTTGATTATTATATATACTTGAACTTAATTTTTTTACAATAGAAGTAACATTTATATTTATATCTAATGTATCAGCATTTGAAAATTGTTGGGTTCCTTTAAATTCACTACCAGTAAACCACTCCCCTCCACCTGGATTTAAATTATTATTTACTGAATCATATATAGAACCTGTTGTTCCTTGATTAAATGATGAAGTAAGCCATTTAATTCCATTTTCTGATTCTCTATTTACATAAACCCATGAGGCTCCATTAGATGAAGACGGAAGATTAGAATATTTACCTGTTCCCTCACTCCATGATCTAGATAATGCAAATACTTCTATGGATTGATTTGATGCTAAATTTTTATGTTCAGTAGAAAATAATTGAAGGTGAGATGAAAAATTTGGGGAATAACTTATAGCTTTTTTAATATCATTATTAGAAAATTTTATTAAAATTCGTGAAGGGTAATAGATAGAATTATTAGACCCTTTTTCTTTTACAAGTTCAAGAATTTCATCATGGCCTGTATTCATAGTATCCCTATTAGGGTGGCTGTATAATGTAGTGTCTTTTTCAGGAAATATAGAGTAATATGCCATTTTAGTATGTTGTTACGCGTCCATTAATATCTTGATTTGGGTATTTTAATTCAAAAATACTTGGATCCATTGAGGGGTATATAACACCTTTTCTTGTAGCTCCTACAAAATCGTATTTGTATTGTGAGTACCCTAAAGAAAGGCCATTTTTATTTTCTAATGTTACTTTTTCAACCGTTTGCACACCAATAACACCCGCTAATAAATTAGATATCTCAGATATAATAATAGGTTGATTGACTTGCCATTTATCTACGTTAAAGTAATTTTTTAATTCAGTTATACATTGGAGTATTACTTCTTGATTATTATAACTTTTAAAAGTTGTAATTTCAAAATCTAACCCAAAGTTAATTACAAATGCATCTTTAATATTAATGGCATCTGTTAACATTCTATATTGTTCTAGGTAATTTACTAGATTATTTTTAGTAGCGGTATTTAATTTTGTAAGATTTTTAGATTTATTATACCCTAAAGTATATAAATTTAATGCTGAGGGGTTAGGTATTTTTTCAGATTGAGTTAATAAGGGGGATATTTGATCATCTTGAATAATATAGGCCTTAGCTATTCTACCAAATTTAGGAGGTAATGATAATGTTCTTATTAAATAATCTTCTTTTGTTACTGCTCTTTGTTGTGCAGAAAAATTAGCCATTGTGTTTAATCTAATATCTTCTATACTATCACCGCTACTTCCACCTATAGCTGGTTCGGGATTGGTGGATATTACAGAAGATTTAATAAAATTTAATAATGAACCATTTAAATTAGGTTTATTAGATATTATTAAATTTTCGGGTTCAGTAATAGTATTAGATTGTACATTAGCACTTAAACCACCTCCTACTAAATATGTTACTGTTAATATAGTATTGGAGGGTACCTGCCCATATGCCTTAGTATATAAAAAATTAGATGGATCATAAGCTTGATCTAATGATGATCTTCCATCTTTAATCCCCAAACCTATATTGTCTGGATTAGGGATAATTTCTTCATCTGCTTTATCACTTGTACCTGCTCCAAATTGTATTTCTAATTCATTATTAGCTTTAAATCTAGATACAAATCGTCTTGATGCTCTTTTTAATTTTAAAAGATAAGGTGTTTGTTGATTATATTGATTTAATTCAGGATCATTTGCACCTGTGTTTTCAATTTCTTCAAAAATTGTATCTTGTGCTAAATAAGGAACTTCAGACCAATTATTTCCTTCACTATCAACTACTGATTCAATTGATATAATATTATTATCAAACATTGTTAATGTTTTAAATTGTTCGGCTGAACCTATAGTAAATGTTTGAGATTGTATGTCACCTGAGATTGCTTTAGTGGATTTTTTTAATAAATAATACTGAGGATTTTGAGTAGTATCATATTGATATATACTTACTACAGTAGGATCATATGAGGATGAAAAGTTAAAATTAACTTCATTATTTATATAAAAATTAGATCCTTCAGTCGATTTAAATAAAGAATTGGGTTTTATTCTTAAAGCATAATTAAAATCAGGTATATATTCATTATTTATTATTTTAGAGGGTACTAACTGAAAAATATCCAAATCCACACTTGCCGCGGTTGTTACTTTAGGCTTATACCCCATAGCATACGCCATATTATATAGATTTTCCTTTTCTTGGGCTAAAGTTAAAAATGATTCACGTAATTGGGTGTCTGTGTAAAACGATAAAACATCACCTACATAAGCAGCCATTTCAAGAAACATCATTCCTGGGTTACCTTCGCTAAAATCATTAAAATTATCAGGGAAGTATACTTCAGCAAATTCCATTAATTGATTTTTATAAGAATTAAAATCCTTATTAAGGTATTTTACATCTTTATCTTGTGTTTTATTTGATACTTTATTATATGCCATTAGTTAAAATTAAGTTGGATAGCATTATTAGACCCATCTAAATTAGATCTATATGATATAGTTATATAAAGTTTATGTTCATCTTCAATAAAATTAATTTTAGAATTTATTAAAGATATTTCAGGAATATAGAAATTTATTTGTTGGTTTATTTTTGAATTTATATTTTCTTGATTTATATTAGGTTCAAATAATAATGTTTTTAATCCTACTCCATAATTAGGAGTAAATAATCTTTCTCCCGATTCAGTTAGTAGTAGATTTATTAAATTAGTTTTAATTTGTTCTTTAATTGTTTGTGTGCCTTTAAACATATTAATGTTATTTAGAGGAAAGGCAACTCCAATAGTAACATTTTTGTTAATATCTAATGGGTTAATTTTTTTATTTCCATTAATATATGCCATTAGGGTCTACTATTTTTCTTTTTATCTATAGCTCTCATTAATTCGCGGTAATCTTTATTTACTACATTAGCTACTGCAGTAGGCATTGGAGCTTCTGGAGTTAATGTTGATTCAAGATTTGTATTTCCTTGAGCAGTTTCGTTAAGTAAATCATTTAGGGCTCCATTAGATGTAAAACTTTGAGCTATAGGTTTACCCATGATTTTTTCTTTTAAAGAAGTTTGTACATTTTGAGGTACTGGTGTACGTTGTATTTGTTGTTCTACAATTGTAGGTTTTAATTCATCACGTAAATCTTCCTTAAGTGTTTTAATTTCACGTCGAAGAGCATAATCTATTTCTTCTCTTACGACTTTTCTAAATAAATTTTCAAAAGCGCTTGCCTTCATAATAATTGTGTTTGTTAATAAATATAATTAAATTAAGTTTTATAACGAATATATCCAGTTTTAGTACCATCTTCTTTTTCTAAAAAATCTATATATTCAATCCCATTAATATCTCCTACCCCATCAATAACATCATCATCCAAATTACCAAGTAATTCATCTACTTCACCATTATTATTTAAATTACATACATTTAAATATTGACTAAAATAAGTAGTAACAAGAGCCAATATACCATTAATAGCTGATATTAAAGGGGTTATAGCATTTATAGCTATATCTACTAATCTAGTGGGACTAAGTATGTCTTGTAAAGTTTTATTAATTTTAAATTTAAAAGTTGCTATTGTTCCTTTAAATTCTTCTTGTTTTTGTTTAGCCCCATCTATTAAGTCTTTAAATTTTATAGTTTTAGCACCATCAGCAAATTGAGCTTTTAAAAATTTAAGTGCTACTTGTGCTACTCTTCTTACAATTGAAAGAGTAAGTATTAAACCTTCCATTATATCTAAATAACCTAACATTCTTTCAACAAAATCTCTAATTTTTTGGATTTGTTCTTGAATACTTTGTAATTTTTCTTTAGCTTTTTTTAAAAAATCTTTAGCAACTTCTAATCCATCTTCAATTTTTTTCTTTAAATCTTCCATAAATTTTTGCCCTTCTACACTACAAGCTAATTCTTTACCTTGTTTAATTACTTCATCTACTAATCGTTGTTTAATATTTTCTTTAGTAGGAATTAAGGCTTTATATTTTATAAGTTGCTTTCCAGCTTCCTCTTTTAATTGCTTATTAACATTTTTAAGCATTTTTTCACTAGTACTATCTAATGTATTTAATATTTTTGTAGCCATTATACTAAATTAATTTGTTTACTTTTAATTTCTTTAATTCGTTCTTTTAAATCTCCTGTATCTTTTAATAATTCTTTTATTTTATTTAATGATGCAGGACTAGGAGTAGTAGGAGCTCCTAAATTACCTAGTTGATTAATTTTTCCTGTTTGGAAATCAAGTAGAATTTGTTCTAATAGGTTTATTAAATCAATTAACCATTGTTCTGTTGAATTACCTAATAATGCAGGTTCATCAGCTAAATTACCATCTGCTTTTAAACCTAAATATATTTTAGGTGCATTAATTACAAATTTACTGTTTTCTTCTTCTCCAGTGTCAAAATGAAAACTTCCATTAGTACTAAAACCAATAGCTTTATTTGCAAATAATAGTATAGAATCATCCTTAGCGTTAAATATTAAACGATCTGAGGTAAGTAATATTTGTTTACCATTATATTTATCTGGTTGTGTTGGTTTATAACTCATTATGTTAATAAATCTTGATTAGCATTAGTCCAATCTCCTTGATCAGGAGACCAATCTGTGTATCTATTATCTTTTTTAGCTATTCCTCCTCTATCTCTATAATAACTAGATATGTCAGGATTATCTGTTTTTAATTTTAAACCTTTATAATTACCATTTGCTCCTTTAAAAGTTTCTTCATATGCTATATGAACCCAAGATGCTCGAGATTTAGGATTAGTTCCTCTTTCTGGGTGTTCCCAAATCATACATCTCCATGTTTCAAAGTTATTTTTTATATAATTAAATATTTCTGAAGTAGGTACATTTTTTACTTGTATATCTGCTGCTGCTCCTCTTGTATGTTCTCCTTTTCCACTTCCTCCTATTCCAGGATGTTTATCTAATTCATTACATCTATAACATGATGTTATTACCATATCATCCCCATATTTTTCGTGTAGAGGTGTTAGTATATTTATTGCTAAATTTTTTAAATTATTAGTTATATAATCATAACTTTTATCTAAATCTCTTCCTGGAAGATTATTTATATTATTTGCTTTAGCTGTGTTAGAATATATTAAATCATTTAAAGTATATACCCCATATGGTCCTAATTCTGTTAAAACATCTTCTGTAGTTGTTCCTTCATCTGACCCTGATGGTATTACTACAGGAATTGGATTATCATCTGGATCTATAGGGATTAAATCTTCAGATTGAGGAGTAATTTCGTTATTGTCTGTTTCTTTTTCTACTTCATAAAAACCAACATCTCCACCTGCTTCTAATACTTCGGCTTCATAATCCCCAAATGGATCATTTGAAATTGGATTAGAACTTGTTGGAGTAGATTGAATGTTAGGAACATAGGGTTCACTTTCATCAATAAGAAATTCCTCATTAGATATAGGTGTAGAAGTTGGTTCTATTACTACTGTATTAGTTGGGACTTCTGTAAATTGAATTTCTATAGGAACTGGAGCTACAAAATTAGCTCCAAATGATTTTTGATTTGTAGATGCAGGGATAAAATTAGATAATTGTTGAGTAGAGGTCATATATAATGAAGAATTATCATTATTAATATCTTCTACTGTAGGGATCCATCCTGTAGTTAAATTTTTATCTTGACCATTTCTTATTATAGTAATTGGATCTCCTATGGATCCTGTTAAACTCCATGGGTTCATTGGAGCTGTCGTAGATCCAAATCTAATAGAATTTCCAAATCTACCTTCTATAATATTATCACCTTCGTATGGTAATAAAGATTTAATATTAAGTTTTTCTTGAAAATAATCTCCTAATGGTATTTGGGGAGGATCTGTAGGAGATTTAATTATACTATTTTGAGTATTTTCATAATCTCTAATAGTTGTTACTTCTTTTAAACCTTTTACTGTAGGGAGGGCATTATGGTGAGGACTATTCCATACATTAATATTAGGTAAATAATAGTTAGTAGTAGAATTAGGAGTATTATAGATTTTTTTATCATTAGCACTAACAATTAATACTATTTCATTTATGAGAGGGTAACTTTTGATAAAAGAAAAAAGTGGTTTTGCAGAACTAGCATATTTTTCAGATTCTAAAGGGGTATCATCTTCTATTTTAGTATAAAAGATAGTACCTATAGAATCATAATTACCAAATTCATTAAATTTAGAATGATTTTCGTCTAAAATAATATCAATAACTCTTACAGATATTAATCTTTGACCAGGTTGAGTAACAGCAGATAATAAATCCGATGTACTTACAGATGTATTTTTAATTACTGTCATTTTATTTTTTTACTTCTTTCCCTTTTTCTGTTTCATCTACAATATTTTGGAGTTGATTCATTTCTTCTTCAGTTAACATATCTCCACCTCCACCAGTTGCGTTACCTGTAGATAAACGTTGTACTATAGCTGCCATTTTTAGAAGATGATCGTCATTTTTAACACTAATTTCCATATATTCTTTAATTAGTGGAACAACAACAGTGGCATCTCCTAAATTTTGGATAAGAGGTCTTAACTCAGCTATGAGTTGACCAATTTGTTTACCTTTTTTCTTTTGATTAACGTGAATCTCTTTAAGGAGATCAGAAAAGGTTTTATCGTCAAATATTACTTGATTTAATGAATCCATA